TCACAATAATGTTGCTAAAGAAATTGTGTTTGTTGATGCATATCCAACAAATCTTAGCTCACTACCATTTGATACTACTATTACTGACACAAACTACCTACTTGCAAATGTGAGCTTTGCTTACAGCTATTTTAAGTTCGTATAAATACTTTTATAATTATTATGATGTGGAGTGGTTATGCTTAACCTTGATGATATTCTTACTATGTGGAAAAAAGATGCACCTATTGACGAGATGAATTTAGATGATGCGTCACGTGATGGTGCTAAACTACACGCAAAATACCTAGAACTGTTAATGACTACTAAGTTGCAAAGACAACGGCAAGAGTCAAAACTAAAGCTTCTGTTAAGAGATAAATGGCTTTGGTATAACGGTAAAATGACTCAGTCACAAATGGATGACAAAGGTTGGAGTTATGATCCATTTAATGGATTAGCTAAACCTCTAAAGAGTGAGATGGATTATTATTATAATTCTGATCCCGATATTCTAAAAATCAACGATACCATTGAATACTACAAAACCCTTATAGATACTTTAGATGAGGTAATGCAGAATATTAAATGGCGTCACCAAACTATAAAAAATATGATTGAATGGCGGAAGTTTACTTCTGGAGCATAATGGATATTATTAAAATAAAAAAGAAGAACCATGCATTCATTGAAATTGATTGCGAACCATCCGTAGCTAATGAGCTATGTGATTTCTTTACGTTCTTCGTTCCTGGTTATAAATTCATGCCATCTTATAAGAATAAGGTTTGGGATGGAAAGATTCGTTTATTTGATACCAGAAAAAAAGAATTATATGCTGGGCTATTTAAATATGTCCAAGAGTTTGCCAATGCTGAAGGTAGAGATTATAGAATTGAGTTAGTGTTTGATAACCAATATGGGCTGCCTGGAGCTGACCTAGACGTTGATATGTCTTTCATAGGTGATCTACAGCTAACTGCTAAAGGCGCTCCCATACAAGCTAGGGACTACCAGCTAACAGCTATTCAACACGGACTTGCTAAGAAGTCTGCTCTATTAATTTCTCCAACAGCTTCTGGTAAATCTTTAATCATCTACAGTTTAATCAGATACTTCCTAGATAATAGAAATAAGAAGGCACTAATTATTGTTCCTACAACATCTTTGGTTCAACAGATGTATAGTGACTTTGGCGATTACTCAACTCATGACGATGGGTTTGATGTAGAGACATGCCATAAAATCTATTCTGGTAGACCTAAGTTTACTAATACTGAGCGAGTGGTAATCTCAACTTGGCAGTCAATCTATAAGATGCCAACAGAATGGTTCCAGCAATTTGGTATGGTGATTGGAGATGAAGCACACAACTTTAAGGCTAAGTCCCTAACATCTATTCTATCAAAGATGAAAGATGCAGAATTTAGATATGGTACAACTGGAACACTAGACGGCACACAAACACATAAACTTGTTCTTGAGGGTCTTTTTGGTCCAGCTTTCTATGTGACAACAACTAAGAAGTTAATGGACGAAGGTTCTCTATCTGATCTTGATATTTCAATTCTACTTCTAAAATATAGTGAAGAAACGCGCCGCGCATTTGGTAAGAAAAAATACCAAGATGAGATTGACTTTTTAGTATCACATGAGAAAAGAAATCATCTTATTCGTAACTTGGCTCTGGATCAAGATGGTAATACCTTGGTGCTATTTCAGTATGTTGAGAAGCATGGTAAACCGCTATATAATATGATTAAAGAAAAAGCACACTCTCGAAGAAAAATATTTTATGTGTCAGGTGAAACAGGTGTTGACACACGTGAAGAGATTAGACGCATTACTGAGACTGAGAAAAATGCAATCATTGTTGCTAGTCTAGGTACATTTAGTACTGGTATCAATATTCGTAACTTACACAACATTATCTTTGCTTCTCCGTCCAAGTCACAGATTAAAGTCCTACAGTCAATCGGACGTGGCTTAAGAAAGTCAGATGATGGTTCTGAAGCAAAACTATATGATATTGCTGATGATCTACACTGGAAGTCAAGAAAGAATTATACACTAAACCATGCCGCTGAAAGAATAAAAATATACACCAAAGAAAAATTCAAATATAAAATTTATGAAATAGAGATATAATGGAACAAACTTTAGATGATATGAATATTAAACACTTTAAGTTATCGTCTGGCGACGAAGTCCTCGGACTAGTGGCAGGTGTTAGTAAAGAACAAGGTGTTATTCATCTGGAGTACCCTGTGCAACTTGAATTTATAAAGCATAGGGGTAAGTTAAACTATATGATGTCTGATTATATGCCAACATCCAAACAAGGAATTGTCTCTTTCCATTATCACTCTATTGTAGCACAATCAGCTGTAGAGGATTCGGTTAAAGAGGAGTATGTTAGATACTGCATTAATGATGATACAGATCAATCATTTGAAGATACTGAGTATGAAGATGAGTTGGATGCTATCTTTAATAAGCCAGATGATCCAAAGAAGTACCACTAATTGGTATACCTCTCTCTCCCCTGAACACTCTTTATTATACCATACTTTTACTGACATGTAAACCCCTAAATCGCATAAAAGTAAAAATAAATTAAAAATAATGCTTTACACTCGTCAGAAAGTAGTATATAATGGTAATATTACTATAAACATATAGTATGTAATTCCTCAGAATTGGTCTAATGCCAATAATATAAACTAGGAGCACCAATTGACTAAACTTAAACCCCGTGAGAAACCTCATTATGTCAACAACAAAGAGTTTTCCTTTGCAGTTGTTGATTATGTTAAGAGTGTGAAACTCGCTGAAAGCGAAGACAGAGAACCACCTAAGGTCACTGACTATATCGCAAACTGCTTTCTGAAAATCTCAGAAGGCTTATCCCACAAATCTAACTTTATCCGCTATACCTATCGTGAAGAGATGGTTATGGATGCAGTTGAGAATTGTCTAAAAGCAATCCATAATTATAACATTGAAGCAGCAACTCGAACAGGCAACCCAAATGCCTTTGCTTATTTCACACAAATTTCTTACTATGCATTTCTACGTCGAATTGCTAAAGAAAAGAAACAGCAAGATGTTAAATTCAAATATATTGAATCTGCAGCAATTGAAGAATTTATGCATTATGATGCTGGTGCTATGAGTGATAATCATGGCGTTGAAAGAATGTTTGTTGATCAACTCCGTGATCGTATCGACAAAATTAAAACTGTTGATAGTAAGATTAAGGACTTTGGTAAAGAAGAAAAGGCCCTTCAGAAAGAGTTGAAGAAAAAAGGTCTTGAAATGTTTATGGGAGAATAGATTGAGCTCGTTAAAATCCAAATTTTTAAACTATGTTGAAACACAAAGAAATGCTAATGATATTCGTATGCATAAAGGACCAGATCATATCTTAACGACTGAAGCTTACGATGCAGCTAATAAGCTAAAACGTGAAACACTTGATATGATTGAATTGATTGAGGAACAAAATGAAGATAGCAATACTTAATGATACACATTGTGGTGTCAGAAATAGCTCAGATATTTTTATTAAACATCAAAGAGACTTTTATGAAAAAGTTTTCTGGCCACATCTAAAAGAAAATAATATCACTCAGATACTTCATCTTGGTGACTATTATGATGGTCGTAAATTTATTAACTTTAAAGCCCTTAATGACAACCGTGAATGCTTCCTAGAAAAGCTCCGTGAGTATGGTGTGACTATGGATATTATTCCTGGCAACCATGATGTCTTTTATAAGAATACAAATGAATTGTGTTCACTAAAAGAATTGATGGGTCACTATATGAATGAGATTAATATCATTATGGATCCAAAAGTTATGGATTATGATGGTTGCAAAATTGCTGTTCTCCCTTGGATTAATAATGAGAACTACCATGAGTCAATTGAATTCATTAAGAACTGTAAGGCAGATATTCTAGGTGCTCACTTAGAACTTGTTGGTTTTGATATGATGCGTGGAGTTAAGAATACTCATGGCATGGGA